GTCCCCTTCACACTGCCCAGCGGCAGCTAGCGGCGCTTTCGCGCCGCTCTCTGCGGCTTAAACAGTTCTGACCACCATTGCAGGTGATCAGGTGTGCCACCGGCTGGTTCTATCCAGCCGACTCGTTTTCGCACGTACGCGTGATCGAAAACGGGTACCGACGAGGTTTGATCGGAAGAACCATTGAAGCGGAGACTAGGGGAAATACTCCATGGTCCTGAAAAGAACACCTGAGAGTTCTTATTCAGAAACCATAGATAATAACCCCTAGAATCCACAAAGGCTTTACGCTTATACTTTGCAGTATAAGACTTGTAAAAGTCTCTATGGTCCTTTCTGATCAAAATTCCTAGTCGTCGAGCATTATCAGGATTTATCCAAATTCCTGATAACGTACTTTCATTGAAAGGAACAAGAGGAAGCTTATTTTCTATACATATAGAAAATAAGTACTTCATCAAGTGACTTCCAGGGAAAGTAAGACTTGCCAGTGAATTCACTAGATGGCAAAGAGAAGCTTTACGCTTATCTATACCTCTAATGTACACTGGAGTCACATCGACACCATTAAAGTAGTCGCCGCCACAGGACTCTCGAAAGGGTCCTTGATGGAAGCTTTTATCTACGTTAATGGTAAATCCTAGGAATCTTGTAAGGCTGATAAAGTCGTCGTAAAATTCCTTTTCTATGATGACATCGTCACCATAGACTAAGAAATTACGAGACCCAACAGCATTACAAGCCGCGGCAAAAAGGAGAGTTTCGATGGCAAAAGTACTCCCATTCCCCATTGAGGAGAATTTGGAGTAAATACCATCACCAAAGACACCCCGGTAACCCGGGGTCCGCACACGATTCAAATAGTCAAACCATTCCACTGGAAAAACCAGCGAAACGGTATTGTAACTAATTGTATCGGACGCGGCACTAAAGTCAACGGTGACAAAGTCATCATTGACTGAAGCCTCTTTGGCTCTCTCACGATTTGCAGATTGGTCTGACAAGTCGATTCCAAACTTCCGTAAACGGCGTTTGGCGTACGAATCGAAAGCAAGCTGGAGAGGTAAATTCCCTTCCGGCTCGCACGCGATAGTACGGCTTGTCTTCCAATTCTTCGGTACTAGCTCCACACGGTTTGAGTGAACAGCGCTTATCCTTGGCTCTCTAAAGCCGTAAAAGCGATAGAGAGCTTTAAGATAAGCAGATGATCTTTGCGTAGCAAAGATTCTCATCTTCAGCTTTAGCTGAGGAAGGCTGTTCCTTCTCGAACTGTGTGCAGTCGCTCCCGGTGTCACCCTCACATTGAACGGTAGTCCATGCAAAAATGAGTGGAAATCCCCGAGCACGTTACTTATGTAACGCGCCATCCTTGAGATTTTCTGATGGTAATCATCATCCAACAGATGATGATAACCAACGAATTTCTTAAGGCGGAGGTTTGTTTGCGAACAAGCAGCTTCAGAATTCATAAATGAATCTTTAGCGGCTTGAAAGCAAACATCTTCTATGGACAAGTTGGCATTCTTTTTAAAGAAAGCTTCAACTTGCCTCAGGAAACGCCACTCATTGACTGTATGACTAAGCCAGTCAAAGTGACGGGAGCATGATGTTAACTCAGCAATGTTACGGGATCGACGGAATCCGTCGATCTTCGCGACAAGTGCGGAGTCAACATCATTAGCAAGGTCAAGGACATAGTATCGACAAATGTCATATGCCATGTCTATGGGTTCCATATGGAATCCCTCCTTTCGATGTGGTGTCACTAATTGTTTTTGGAAAGAAGCCGAGCTAACAATCGGGCAATAGCAAACACTACTGCTGCTATTGCCTCGAGCGTTGCCCGGCTCATTGCCGCGAACATTAAGTGAGCCACTCTTGGGTAGTCACCGAGTTGGCGAATTCATCGCCCGCGATAATATCGCGAAAGGTAGCCAGCGATGCTGTAACATCGTCGCTGTCGCCTAAAACAGGGTAACGTACCAAGACTTCGAAAGAGACCTTGTTGGTGAGAACGTCTCCATCAGCGTCTAAAGTTGCTCGGATAACCTTGCAACTGTATTCGATGACGGATTGGTTCCCAACCGGGACGCGACGCTTTTCGATCACCAGATGCGGTACGACCGCGGTATGGGTCGAAAGCGTACACGTGCGCGAGTTGCCATTGTTGGCAAACTCTGTGAGGACTGTCGTCATTGCAGCCATACATTACCTCCTCTTAAGGCGCTGAATAATTAAAGCCACTAGATCTAAGATCTTTAGTGGATTTAATCTAAGCGCAAATTGCGGAGTTAAGGGTACACTGCAAGGCGTCCTTACCTCTAACTTGCCTGTAGACGATCCACTCTGCTCATGGTCACCTGATAGATAACCAGATTTAGTTCCATCCAAATAGCCATGGAACGATCTGGAAATTTCTACTTTGGTTCCCAGAGAAGCAGCGTAGCGCGTATTCCAGACAAGGAACGAAGCGGCTGCTATCGCTTTTCCTACCCCAATAAACCAATCCAAGACGAAACTGAGTGGAACAACTTCCCACGCAGTGACGAAAGGATTGATTTGGAAGGGGGAAATGTCGATATCAGCAGTAACACAACCACGGCAAGAGACAGTTACTACATCAGTTACTTCACGAGTGAAGTAGTAGTAAGCCTTCTCGTCAGTGGTCTCTGTAGCCTGAGTTTCAGTGAAAGTTTCTCCCTGAACCTCACTTAGCCTGGTTTTCCGCTTTTGGTTTTTAAGGCTTTTGATCGCATTATTTAAACCTTCTAGGTCATAAATAAGCGTTCTCCAGCCATACCTAGCGGAAAGCCACTCGTTGGAGAAGGCTTTGAAATTCCGCGGTAGACGCAACTTAAGGAGCGTCTGCGCAGTATTTACAAAGAGTCTTCTAACGTCAGCTAATTCAGCTACAAAGGTCAAGGCGTCAAAACCGGAGAGATAGATCTTAGAAGCAGCCTCTTGGACATACCTTGTAGGTACGCTCGCGAGGTGAGCTTCAAGATCTGCTCCGGAAATGCGCCAGTCGTCATAAGACGTATTATTACCAACGGTGTACCAGTAACTCCAATTGCTCGGAGTTCCTGATTTCACACCATACGATCCAGAAGAAGACCCTTTTACAAGGATCTGCCTCCAGGGCGTATGAGGTAACAATTCGCCTTTGCGACGACGACTGTGAAATTTCGGGATATCCCATCCAACAAAACGGTCAAGATTATCAACCGAAGCGGCTTGATAATTCGCGACCAATTGTGGGGTAGGATTAGAGCTCGAATACTTATACATGGAGTAATTACTCCATGTAGTATCTGAGCTATCTCCCGAACGCTTCTTGAGGTTTGCCTCTGTTACACGCATAGAACCTCCTTTCAGAGGTTCACCCGTGTAACAGAAGGGACCCTCTCAGATTAAGCCGGCGTCCGCAATCGCCGACGTACCGGAGCCAATAATGGATGCCTTTACTCAAGGCACTCTCCCCCCTCAAGG